GCCATAGCCAGTATCTCAACAGGCAGTGGGGGGTCTTGCTTAAAGTTAAAGGTCTCAGGTACACGCAAAATAGAAGCATTGTCGGCAGTGCGTGATGGATCACCTAAGAACTCATGTTGTTCACACAGTGCTTTTAACCGCTCAGCAACAGGTTTCCACTCTAGACGAGTGATAGTTTTACTAAGTAACCAATACGCATGAATACCACGACCAGAATTAACCACGCATGGCAATGGCATCCTGATAGCTTTGCAGAACTTTTTGAGTTCAGCTAGCCCCGTAGTCTGGTCTACATACCCTTTACCTGTAGCAGCCTTGTCAATACCGCAATCAATGTCCAACCAAAACGACTTAATCAAGTCGCCGTTCTTCTGTATGCGCCCCTGTACAGGGTCTACATACTTAGCGCAAGCAAAATACACATCATACTTAGCCTGTAAAAGCTCATCAATCTTTGTAGTTACATCTGCCAACGTTTGGTGAAACGTTTGTTTTGGTCGTTCTTCATCCTGCACTAAGCCAACGATGCAGTAATACCCTTCCCCCTCGGGAGGGAGCACCGATTGTAGTAAGTCAATAGTCGCCACGTTAGCCTTTAAGTAGCTGTTTTATTTTTTCGGCTTTATCTTTGTGTGGTGTTGAGGCACCAGTAAACCACTGATACACCGTCATCCTTGACACAGAAAAATACTCTGCAATCTCGGTGACGGGTATATCTCTGGCAATACTATATTTACCAAGCCGAACCCCAATATGCTTAGGGTCGGCGGCTCGGATAGCTTCAACAAGACGAAAGCTATAACCCCTTAAACTCATGCTTCGTCGTCAGTAGACCAGTCGCCAAGTACTGACTTAAGATCAGGTTTAGCTTTAGGGTCAGCTTTCTTTTCTGCACGTTTAGTTGGTTCAGCTATTTCTGCTTCGGCTTCAACTACAACACTTGCTACTTCAGCTTTAGCTACGGCTGGCTGCGGTGCAGCTAACTTCTTGAGGCCATCAGTCTGAGCAACAGTCATGGTAATAGCGTTTTTAGCGGCTGCGGTTTCGCCTTGCTTAACTGATTCTTCCCACTCAGGCTTCTCAAGGAAACGAACTGGACGGAAGAACAACTTACCTACTGTTGAGTCCCCATCAAAGCGCATCTCAGTAACCAGTGAATTTATGTTGTAGCCTTGTGTGCCAACATACTTAGCGTACTGATTAAATGGCATGTGCTCTAAATCACCAGGATGCTTCATATCGTAGAATACAGACTTGGATTGCAATGTCATTTGATAAACATCACCACCTAAATCAGAGGCTAGTGCTACTGCAATACGACGGTTCTTACGGCAGGCTTTAGTCTCACCTTGACCTGAACCAGCGATGTCCTGTGGGCAACCAATACATGCGTGATGCTGTGGCTCTTTAACTGTTGCGTCAGGTTTCTCGCCATCGTTAGACCAGCAATCAGGGGGGGCGGCATCAGCTTTAGGATCCCATGCCTTAACATAGAATGTGCGTGAGATGTGCTTTGACGCATTAACAATAACAACTTCTAGTTTGTCAGAGTTGGTCTTAGAAATCTCGGCACCATTAACTTTTAACAAGAACTTATTGTTACCAAGCGCAATACGCTTAGTTGAGTTATTGCCACCCGACAGGGCTTTAGTTACATCGTCGAGTTGGACTTCCTTGAGGTAGTCAGGTAGTTGGTTGTTAAACATTGCGACGTTACTCATTTGCTTCTCCTTACGGTAATTGCGTATGCGCTATCCACATTTAAGCCAGCGGGATGCAAGTCTGGATTCTCCTCCAAAAACTGTTTCATATTGGATTGTTGAATTCTTCTTTCTAGCAACTGAGGTGCGTTATGCTCAAACATAAAATCATAAAAACGTTCCCAGTCATTAGTTGTATATCGGTTTTTTACTGTGCGGATAGCTGTGCCATGCTCAGTCTTGATGCTAGTAGCCCCAGTTTCTTTGCATAGTTCAAGAATTTCTTGCTCAATGACATACATTTGGTCATCAAGTTCAGCTTCTTTAGCCTCGGCCTCTTTACGGATCTTGTCCCGTGCATCTCTAATCTTGATGTAGACTTCGACTAGCTTGTCTACGTTGGCGACGGGTTGTACTACCACTTCGGTATCGGTTGTCATAACTTTTCCTTTTAAGTAAAACGCAGGTCTATGCCTGTTGATTAATACTACGACTACATATTGACTGTGTCAAGTACTTTCTTTAACTTCTTGCTTGTACAAATCAATTATTTTTGTGTGAATATCCAACTTATTTTGCAACATGTTATACAACCTTGTCTCTACGGGACTTCCCTTAATATGCACAATGGTCATCTTGTTCTTCTGTCCTTGACGATCAATACGTGCATTGGCTTGCAAGTAAGTCTCTATAGATGTCACTGGTGCATACCAAATAATAGTATCTGCTGCCGTTAGTGTGACACCGTGTGATGCAGCTTGAGGCTGGATGATAAGTACATGCGGGTCGGTCTGTTCTTGGAACTTTTTAAATATCTCAGTACGCTTGTTTACTGGCACCGCGCCGTTAATAACTTCGCAGACAATACCTACCCCTCTCAAATGGGCTCTGAGCAGTTCTATTGTATGCGTGAACGGTACAAAGACAAGCACTTTATGACTAGCCTCTTCGATAACTTCTTGGATAACTCGTAACCGATTAGAAACATCAAATTCAACAACAGAACCATTATCAGAATAAACAGCGCCACCGCTAATTTGAAGCAGTTTATTAACATTAACAGCGGCATTAACAGTTGAGACTTCTTCGCCTGCTGCCACCATGAGCATGTCTTTCTTGAGTAACTTGTAGTACTTCTCCTGTTGCGCAGTAAGGGGGGCGTCTCTGAATACATGGGTTACCTCTGGTAAGTCTAGGCAATCGTTCTTCTCGTAACGTATTGCAGGTTGAAGGGCATTAAATACTATTTGGTTAGCGTTCGGTCTAGGCATCCATTTGAACTTACTTATGTTCACCATAGTCTGATCTCGAAAGCTACCAAAGAACCTAGGCACATTCTCAGGTACGCATAGCTTGGCTAAGCCGAAGGCATCGGTAGGTGTTTGGGCGGCTGGGGTGCCAGTCATCATCCATAACCACGTACGGGGGGTCAGGATTTTGTTCATCGTCTTCCAACGCTTAGTAGTATTTGTTTTGTAAGCGTTAGCCTCGTCAATGATGATGAGGTCGAAGTTGTTTCTTAATATGTCGTCGGCTATGATCTCAACGCCATCATAGTTGATTACTACAAACTCAGCATCACTATCTACCACTGCCTTACGCTTAGTACGGTCCCCGTAAGCTACACCAACTTTGCGGTGCATTACGAACTTGAATAGATCAGCCTGCCACGCTGACTGCATGATAGACAGCGGACAGATAATGAGAACCCGATTAATTTTTTTCTGTCCCATGAGGTAATCTGCTGCCCAAATAGCTGATGCAGTCTTGCCAGTACCCTGTTCGTTAAAACAGAACGCACGCTTGTTTAGCGTCAGGAAGTTGGCAGTATCCCGCTGGTGCGCCATAGGCTTAAACAAGCCAGGCCACTTGTAGCTTTTCTGAATAGGAGAAGGCACGCCCTTAACTTTTAACTTAGTCAGAGCTTGGGCTTCATCTAACCCCCAGTGGACTGCGACCCTGTGGAGGTCGCCTTTAGTTTCAAGAACGAAACTCTTTGGTATGCACTCAGCAATTAAGTGTGGGCGGCGTGTAGTTACAACTAGTGCTTTGTTATCGAGTATTTCCATTTTTTGGTTTTGGCTTCGGTTTGGCTTTATTTACTTTTACGGTATGGTCTGAGTTTCGGCTAAATGATCTGTTCTGATGCGGCGTTTCAATTCTTAAATTCTTCTTACTATTTGCACCACCCTTAGACAGCGGGACAATGTGCTCAATATCTTTACCTTCACGAGCATCTGCTTTACCATTGCCGTTCTTGTCGACCCCAGCTTTGTCAATTGCGTAGCGTGCGCGCTCACGAGCATTTCTCGTTGGTTGCTCTCCTCGAGCCTTCTGTTGCTGGTATTCCTTCTTGTAGGGGCGGGGTTTGTTCACATAAGGCATACTTTTGTTCCTCTTTACGGTAGAAATAGGTGGTTCCATCACCCAATACTATGTATTTTGGCATGTTTTCGGGGTCTGTTCCAGTCAATAATCGCAAGGTTTCTTGAATATTGTCATCTACTTCTACCCAGCCAGCAAACGGGATTGGCTCAATCACGTATTTCTCCAGTACCTGTCGTTAGGGTTTTTCACCATAGAACTCAATAATTCATCAACACTGTGAAACCATTGATCTACTCGCATACCAGCATGCGTGGTTATTGTAAAACTCATTTCAACCTCTTAGTTATTTCACGCTCGATGTACCACTTAGCCTTGCGCAAGTCCTCAATGTCGTTGCCCTTCTCATCTGCACGCCATATATATTTAACCGCATTACCTAAGCAAAACCCCATGTGCTCAGTAATTTGGATGCACTCTACCCCTGATGGGTGGCTTGTGTAGTGTTTAGGGTGATTTACTTGGTCATTCATTTGGGGCTCCGAATTGTTCATAAGTTAACTCGTTCTTATCGGCTTGAAACTCTACGCTCATTAAGTACCGTGATTCTGCGAAGTTAATTACCATGTGTGGCACTTGATTATTAAACGCATAATACGTCTTTGGCTGATACTTCAGCTCTAAGAATCCGTGGGTTGCTTCTGTCTCCCCCAGCGAAAACAAACACTGGCTCTTTACGTCGTTCAAAAGCATATTGATGCTTACCCCCCGCTTAGTGTCCACATGCCAGTCGTAAGTTGTGTACGGGTCTAGACGTACTATGCCGACTGCTAGAGGATACTGTAGTGCTATGCCAGCTAATACTGGGTCTTTGAACGCAAGCTCAAACGGTACTTGAACTGCGCTGAAGTTGTAGTAGGGTTGCCAAGCCCCAGTACTCATAGCAAAATCAAGTAGCTCATCCGCTATTAATGACTTAACATTAAGGGGGTAAAAAGGCATCATTTCTCTTGTGCCTTTCTTATGCAAGCCCTTGTTCTATCCAATAACCTACTTCTGTCCAATGGGTAAACTCTTTCATTCTCACGCCATACCTCTAATATTTCCTCATCTGTTAGTTCTTTTACTGGCGGCTTTTCCCACAGCACTTCCACAATCCTATGCTCATCATCGGTATAGGTAACGGCCAGTAGTTCCCCTGTTTGTTTACTCTTTTGAAGTGATAGGTGCAGTTCTTTTACTGGATGGGTATAGAGTGGAACACCTAATGTCAAAGCGTTCATAATTTCTACTTGTGTCAACGCTACTGATTCATTGTTCATTTCTCTTGTGCCTTTCTTAACTCCGCAATGCGCTCATCTAAATATTTTTGGCTTACACCAACGCCTTCTTCTTCAAGCATATCTTTCAACGCTTCTATTTCAGCTTGTTGACTACGCACAAAAGTTTCTAGTTTATCTACATCGGCATCAGTAAGGCATACCTTGTACTTTGTTTTATCATCAGGGTCACGGAGAAGGCGGAAGCCATGCTTATTCCCCCATATTTTTAACTCGTCAATATCCCTAAATATTTTTACGTTCATCTTCTTACCTTATATGCGTTAAACGATGGGGCTCTTCGTGCTACTTCAGAAATACTTGTTACTGGGCTAAAGCTCTTCGTTTGTTTTAGGGTCGGCATCTTGGGTGGTAGTAACCGCAGCGCCTCATCCAATACTTCTAAGAGCAACTGATTAGTGTTCCGCATACTACACAGCTCTTGTAAGTTCCGTCAGGGTTAAGAATGGTGTACACCTCACAGGCATACGTTAATGTGCTTGCAAGTGTTACTACAAGAGCAAACAATACTGCAATAGGCTTAATCATTTTTCTTTCTCCTCGTTTTAGCGGCAACAATGCCAACTTCTTGTACTGGTTCTTTGTTGCGTGCTTCTAGCATTGCATCTGCGGCTTTGTAGCAAGACTCAGCATCCACCTCTACATTTAGCCAGTTCATTCTTGTCATTGCAAACATCGCAAAGCAGTCCCTTAAATCATTCTCATTCATCTGACGTACCACTTTCTTCTACGGCTCGTTTTACCCGCTCGTCAAACATGATGCCAATGTCTTTTATGTACACATCCTTTGGGATGCCAAACACAAATGCAAGATGCACCGACATGCCTGATAAAGCATTTAAAACTGCACTGTTGCTAAACTTTTTTTCATTAAACAGTTCGTTCATTGTATTTATTACTTCGTTAATTTCTTCTTTGCTCATCTGTAATTCCCCTTGCCGTTATGTTCACAATCTACTACTGAGCAAAACTTACGGCATGTAAAGTTAGGCTTAGCATTCCATACATTATTCTCATGTGCAGCTTCGAGCTTGTCCGTCTCTTGAATCCAAGCGAGCCACTTCTCAGGTGCTTCGTACTTAGTAAAGTTAGCCCTGACAAAGTCCTCGCATACTAAGAAAGCTAAGCCAGTCCTAGCACGCTCTACCATAGGGAAGTGTTTAAACACGGCCAGTGCCATGAGTTCTAACTGCTTGGTATCAGCGTACTGTGCGCTCTTGCCCGTCTTGTAGTCGATGATGTGGGCAACCTGATCGTTAATGATTAGCAAGTCGGCAATGCCCCGATACCAAACATTCTTATCAAAGAACCCACATGGCTCCAAGTCCTCGGTCAAACCCATCTTGTATTCGCAGTGCTTCGTACCAGGTATCTCCTTAAGAACATCCAATACTGGAGTAATGAATGCGAACTTCTCTGGGATAGCTGTACCCTTACCGATGTAATCCTCGGCAGCTTTATGTACCATCTCACCGTAGGTAATCGCATCTGTCTTTGGCTCGACGATGTCTTTGATTACCCGTAGGTGGTAGTACTTGCGTGGGCATTGCTGGAATAAGCCAAGCCCTGAGTATGACCAAGTGATGCTCATGATAGTCTGTAGTTTCCGTTTTGTAGGTCTTCTACTGTAAGTTGCTTTTCACCCTCATAAAACTCTATCAGTGCTCGAGCAAACATCACAGGAAAATCGGCATCTGCTCCAGTTCTAAGCAATCCTTCTGCAACACCGCCTTGGTGTAAATAGATGTTATGTATTTGTTCGTCAGTCATTTTGTTTTCTCCTCTAACACTTCACGCAATACCCTAATAGCCTCTTGGATAAGAGCACATTCTTTAGCGTGGGGGTTGCCATAGCGCTGGTCTAATTGTTCGATCAAATCTTTTAAGTTCATTTAGCTTCTTCCTCTCGCATTTTTCTAAACAGTATTTTTACAAAATCAAATGTTCGTGTAGCTTGTCTACCTGTTTCTTCATTTACTTTTTTAATTAAGTCAGCAATCTCGCCATCTGTATACTCCCTCATTCTTCCTCCGTAGGTAACCATGTTTTAACTGCGCCTGTCATTAACCTCATCTCTGTCTGTGCGTTCAAGCAGTGCTCGTAAGCTAACTGAAACCTGTTTCTTGAGAGTGCATCTATCGCCATCTTCAATTCTTTTGACGCCTCTAAGTACATCGGCGAGTAATCAACCTTCATTTAATTTCCCATTTCTCAATAGCTTTTTTCTTACTGCAATCACCGTAGGATTTACCTACTCCAAGTTCACAAGTCAATGGAAGGTCTTGAGCCCACTTAGGTCTCCATTTCATGCACTCGTCAATATACAACATCGCTTCATTCTGTTCTTCTTCCTTAACCACAGCCATCACAGCATCATGTACAGTCAACGCTACCTTGTATCGTCTAGCTATACGGAGCATCTGCTCGCCAATAATGCAACGGGCTATTGCTTGGCAAAGGTTCTCTACTACCTTACCCCCGTAAATCTTAATGCGACCACGACGGCTGGCGTAACTATATTGGTTCTCATCGTCCTTCTGAAGATCAGGGTAGTTTAAGTAAAGCCCGCTAGGCAATAGAAAGCCATGCTCCGTAAGGGTAAGTGCCTGCGGTTGATACCCAACTGGCGCAGTCTTTTTAGTTCTGAGCGCCTCAAGGGAACTATTAGCTTGTTTCCAGAGAAGGGGGATGTGGGGGTAGGTATCACGGTAGACTTGAACAATTCGAGCCGCTTCCGCATCAGGGATTTCCACGCCAAAAGTTCGCAGTTGTATCCCAAACTTGGTAGCACCCATGCCATACCCCGCACCGAGGATTGTCGTCTTACCCACGAACCTTTCTCCATCCGTGATCTCTGTTTCCGCCTTACCGTAGATAGACGATGCCATGATCTTGTATACATCTTCACGCCTTTCGAAAGCATCAGTTAAGTCTGTCTGCCCAGCAAGCCAAGCGACTGTGCGGGCTTCGATTTGTGAGGAGTCAGCGTCAATAAGTATGTAACCGTCGGGTGCAGTAATTGCATCTTTAAGCAAAGACTTTCTTGGTAGGTTCTGCAAGTTGAGCTTGTCGTCTCCTCCCCATCTTCCAGTGTGAGCCGCATAATACCTAAGAGGTACAGGCATAGAACCACGCTTAGAAATGTTAATAAATCTCTCAGTCCTCGTTTCTTCGAGCGTGCTCTTTGTCCCGAGCCTTGCGGCGACGATGGCTTGCACTCGTTCGTCAGGGTACTCTGCCAAGGCTTTAAAGCCTTCATCTGATTTGGCGAACGCATATGTTTCCTTTCCGTTAGCTGGGCTAATCTTCATCGGTGGCTCAACGCCAAGACTAATAAACAACTCTGCCAGCTTAGGGTTGCTCATTAATGTATCTTTGTCTGATATGCAAGCATCGAGTAGCTTTTCTTTGCGGGCTTTAACTTGCATGAGGTGTTGCTCAAGCATCGGTGTATCCAAGCGTAGTACAGGCTCAGAGAACATCTTGACGGTCAGGTCAATCAGTTTAAGTTCGTGTTTAGAAAAGCGCTGTACTAGAACATTGAATAGGTCGTATGTCAGGGTCACATCGTTCTTGCAGTACTCACCATATTGATTTAGTTGAGCTTTGCCGAAGTCGGCTCTGCGTAAACCCTTAGCATCGACCACCTCTGTACCCTTGACGCCTAGGTTGTATCTTGTAGCCAGCTTAGCCAAACTATTCCCAGCCTCTAACCCGTCTGTTGCACGAGCCATAGCCAGCGTATCTAACCATGCCATCGGCTTGATACCAAAGTTCCAAGAAAGGATTGCCGAATCAAACATGGCATTATGGGCTAGTGCAAAGTGATTGCACCAGTCAAACTTGTTCAGCCATTCTTTTGTTTGCTCATGTGTCCCGCTAAACCACTCAGGCTCAGCGCCATTTAAACCCACGGCGACCCCAATTACTTCAAAACGGTCATCACGCACATACTCTTCCGTCGTTGATCTAGTCAAACTAAATTCAACTGAGTAGAAAGTTTCAAAATCCAAACAGAGTATGTTCATAGGTAGGTCTCGTACCGCACTATTAACCATACGGGCTAATACGATTTCAACTCCGCTATTCATGCAAATAGCCTTTCTATTAGTGACCTAGGGTTTTTTAATCTTTTTAGGTCGTCAGCCGTTAGTGTTTGGTTGCCTATGGTGATGGTATTAGCCCCAATGGGGGTACTACTTAGGGTTGCCCATTGCTTCTTAATTACTTCTTTCTCTTCGCCAGCTATGGCTACCTCTAAGATGCGGTTGTAGGCGTTCTGACGCATTGTGCTTTCACATAGTCTATTAAACTTACGGGTTATCAATGCACGCTCAAGTGGGTTAAACGCTGGAAAATAGTCAGCCGTACCCTTGGTTACATGGTGCATGTTAGGCAAGAACGGGTTCCATTTGTGATGGTGTAGGAATTCCTCGGGGTTGCTGTCCATGCGCTCGAGCAACAGTTTGACTTGGTCATGGCAAAAGTTTTTAAACATTTTGTATCCTTGTTGGAACGGTCATCTCTTGTAAGAAAGCGTCAAGCATGGCTTGGTTATCTTCATTGATGATGAAGGTACACCCACCAGCGTCGCCGATGCGCCTGAGTTCACGGGCTTGAAGGGCTGTGACTTGACCTCGACCAGCCTTACACTCGATGGCTAGGAATAGTGACTTGATGCAACAGATGATGTCAGGCACACCTGATCTACCCATACCATGCGTGGCTGGAAAGAAGTAATAGACTTCGTATTTTTTCAGCAGCTTAACCACTGAGGCTTTCACCTTGGCTTCGGGCGTCATTCGTTTTCCTTTTATATACTGCTAATTATTGACACAGTATACCGCTTAAAGAAACGATTGCAAGTAGATTGTTAAATATTTTTTATAGGGATAAATACCTAGGGGGAGGGAACTGGTGGGTCGGGCGGACATAGTGGCATCGTGACACTTTGTCCCATAAAAAAAGCCACCCGAAGGTGGCTGTGTAAGCTAAAGTATATTCCGCATCTTACTTGCGTTCGAGGGAGATTGAGGCTTTCGCCTGTTCTTGTGTCACATATACTAGGCTAGTCAAGATCAATCAAAATTACATTACTAGTCTAACCTAATACTGTCGGCTACGATGTAATACATTTCACCTTGTAGCTTGCAACCGAGGTGTGCGTAGGGTTCGTCATTACCGATTACTTTAAACATTGCTAGCTTACTCTGTATGTCTAAGGGCAACAGCTCAGCCGACTTAAACTTATTGATACTCAGGTCAGCAAAGTTAAGCACTGCTAGGTTACCATTGACATATTGCAACACACCATAACCATGCCCACTAGCAATTTGCTCTGCTAGGAACTTTGACGCTATATAGTCCTCGCAGTTCTTATCGTGCTCTTTAATCCGTCTAATTGATGCTGGCATAGCTGAGGCAATATATGTTGATTCGCCTTTCTTGCGTGCCTCATACGCAAGCATAGCAGTGCCTAATGCCTCCGCCGACGAATCCATAGTGTAGACAAGCGAATTGCGGTTCGAGCCACACATATTGTTTATACATACAGTAACACTCTTCTTAATCAGATCACGCAACTCCTCGTCACCCCGACTAATAAAAAATTTCTTAGCATTGCGTAGTGCAACCTTGATGTCCTTAGTCTGCGTAGAATCAGCCCGACCCCGTTCTTTCTGAATACGGAATGACTCCACACCATACACATCTTCCTCCTTACCCTCGACATATCGCTCGCCGATGAACAACGCACCTAGCTTCTCGCCATCTTGGTACACCTCAGCCCTAAACAACTCCTCGAACCTAGTCGTGGGTGTTGTCGTGTAGTCGTAGTGTATACGCTTAGAGTGGTCGCCAAAGCTAAACTCACACAGGGGTTTAACCAAGGATACCTTGAGTACCAACTCCTCCAGCTTAGCGTTGATCGGGAGATTGCGAATCTCCGCATTTAGTTTGCTTCTATCAATGTTAACCATGTTGTACCTTAAAAGTTAAATTTGCTGAGGATTGTGTCGACCTTCATCTTCACTACTTCTCTAGCATTACTGTTGTCACGCAGGCTATCAAGATCATGTGAACCAATGGCTGACTGCAAATCACGACGGGCTTGCTCAAGCTGAGGGTCTTGGGTGATGTTAAGGTGTTTAAGCATACTCACTAACTCCACCCCATTCTCTACTAGGGAGTCACGGAATATTTTTCTTGACCCGTCAGCGTTGTCAGTCAACCTTTCGCTCATACGAGAGAGGCACTCATGCAAGCGACCCCATGCTTCACGCATTGCGTTGTTCAGCCTATCCTGATACGCATTGTTGCAGTTCGCCATGATCTCGGCTTTGGCTTCCTCGTTGATGTCGATACGGAAATCACCAGCAGTAGGGACAGGAAAGAAACTATAAGTGAACTTGAACTTACGCTTCAGGGAGCTCTCGTCAGGGTATTCGTTTCTGTCGAATAGAGTGCCCAGTTGAAACGCAGCGGCACTTACTAAACTTGGATATGCCACGATGAACTTGTCGACTAAGGCTTCGTAGTTAGCCTCTAACTCACCCAGTTGCTCCTTATAGTTCATGAAGTTACTCATCGGCAACAAGCGTGAGCCGTTGTCCGTCCAAGGTAGGGTTTGGGAAAGATGCCATGCTCTAGCATTAGCCGCATACTTAACGATGGTATCGAGCACACCAGTACCAGCCATGAGGTTCTTGTTAGCGTTGATGACCTTGGTCTTTGTCCCACTATCTAAGTCAACCTTTGTTGATACACGCTTATCCAGTTTTCTAGCAGTCCATGTGCTGATGGACATTTCGACAAGCATTGCTGATGATGCGATTGAGATACTGTTATTCATTTGATTCTCCCTCAGTTGGTTGGGACAAAGTGTCAACTTGACACTCTGTCTTGTTATTGCGATTGTAGAAAGCGATTAGGTGTTGTATTGCTTGAGAATAGGTTAAGTTGAATCCCATCTCTACGCCCATCTTGTTCTTGATGACGACCAACATCTCAACCGTTTCGGGGTTAAGACTAATGTTGATCTTGCCATCTTTTACTCTGCCCTTCGGCACTTTGGTTTCATTCATTTGTTTCTCCTTATTGAACATGAACAATTTTGCCAACGGGTGCGTCGGCACTACTAAAACGATTATTACCTTTGATACACCACAACACAGGGGCGGATAGCGTCCAGTTGCTTGGGTCTTGCCTTCCGATGTAGCCGTCGGTCAACATGATTAAGCACTCAGGTTTAATGTTGTGCTTCTCCATAAACTTAGGCACACAGGCTGGCTCAGTACCTCCCCCACCAGCAGGCTTTGTGCTTTCGGTTAGACCTGCTAATTCGTTCTCCGTATATGTTTCTCTAGAAGCCACATGCGTGTCCCAATAAAGCAGATCAATGGTCTCAGGCGATACTTCTTCGCAGATGGACTTAACCTCGGATAGAAACTGACTCAACTCCTCCGTACCAATCGAACCCGATGTATCAATAGCAATAGCGATACCACCCACCTTTTCAGAATACGATGATGGCATGATGAGATCAGCCGCCAAGTACCGCTTATGCAGTCGTCGCCATGTAGATTGGTCTTTGCCTTGCGTCATCGACTTAACGAAATCACGCAGAGCTTCCTTCCAATCAATCTTCGGTGTAAGCATCTCGCTGATGTTGCGATCTACATTGCCACCCATCTTACCTACTAGGATAGAACCCTGACGCAACGCTTGCTCGATCTCCTTAGCAACTTCTTTCTGCTCTTCTTCAGATAGTTCTTGAGCACCATCCCAGTCATGGTCGTCAAACCCGTCGGGTGTTCCGTCGCCATCTTCATCACCATATCCGTCGCCATCACCAACTACCATGACTTTGGTCTTACCTTTACCTTTACCTTTGCCGTAGTCAGAGCCT